CCAGCCGCCATACGTGGGATCGGGGACCGCCGCGCTCCAGCCGTTGCCCAGCGCATTGACCGCGTTCTGCACTGCTGCGATCGTCGGATTGCCTGCCCAGGTGACGCTGGTGTCCGTTGTCGTCGTACCCGACGCGACGGCGACGAGGGTCAACCCGGTGCTGCTGAGTGCGACGCTGGCGCGCTGGTTGGAGGCCAGCGTGTTGCGCACCTTGAGCACGGTCGTGGGCCGGGTGGCGACACGCGCGACGCTCAGCACGGGGTACTGATTCAGGATCAGCAGCTCGGCGTCCGTGCCGTTGTACAGCTCGTCGTAACTGCTGCTGGCGAAGTCGCGCCGGCACCAGCGGATGACAGCCGCGCTGACGGCGCTGACCAGCGACGCAATCGCCGTGCTTTCCTGCGCGGAGAAGGACGCCTGGTTGATGGACTGCTCGGCGCGGGCACTGGTGATCAGGTCGGCCATGAGAGTAGGTTCCTGTTAGCAGCGAGCCAGCGAGCCGGCGGGCTTGCCCCGCCGGTGTCTTCTCTTCCGAAGCCAAGATCCAAGACCGGCGAGGTAAACTCGCCGGCTCGCTGAAGACCGCATTCTTCGTTACATCACCAGCCGCTGCGCGACGCTGGCGTCGTCCTGGGCGCTGGCGGGCTTCTGGTGCGCGTCGCCGCCCAGCGGGATGCAGGCGCAGACCACGTTCTGCGAGCCGCCCTCGGTCAGCCGGCAGCGGACGTAGCGGTTGCCCGTGCCGAGCTGGCCGGCCCGGCATTCCAGCGTCACCACCTTGGACGAGGTGGTGACGGCGGTCGCGGCGCCGCCGGCGAGGTCGTTGAAGGTCGCGTTGTCGGCCGAGATCTGCAGCTTGGCCGTCAGTGAGCCGCCGCCGGTCACGGACCCGATGTCCACGACGAACAGCACGCGCTCGAACTTCGACATGTCCACGCCGCCGGTGTTGGCGCTGGCGTTGTTCAGCGTCTGCGGATGGATCGGCGTGCCCGCGATGGACAGCGCCTGGCTCATCTGTTCCTGGATCATGGGAATCTCCGAAGAAGAAGAGGAAGAATGCTAAGCCGCAAGCGGCTTACGTGAGATAGACGTAGGGCGAAACGGTGCTGGCCGCGTCGGACAGCGTGACGGCCGAGCGCAGCCACGGCTGGCCGTCCACCCGGGCCACGAAGCGCCAGGTGCCCTGGTTGTTGGTGAACTTGTAGTGCTCGCTGTAGGCGATCTCGATCTGCTGGCGGTCGCCGATCAGGTAGTGCTGGAAGTCCACCAGCAGCACGTCCTTGGCGGTGCCCAGGGCCGGCAGCTTCTCGCTGATGCAGACCGGCAGGCCCAGGAGCTGCATCGGCAGCTTGTCGCGCAGGTTGTCCAGCCAGCCGACGCCGGCCGCGGCCGAGACCATCTGCACCACCTGCTGCAGGACACTGGGATGGATCACCCAGGCCGTCGAGCGCCCCGACCAGCCCGGCAGCAGCTTGCCCAGCATCGAGCCGGCATCGACCAGCTTGAAGGTGTTGCCGGCGCTGCGGTTGATCGTGACGGCCGCGGGGGCGCTGGCGACGCCCAGCGGCTTGCCGACGCCGTCGCCGCGCAGGAAGGCGTAGTCCTCGAACCAGGCGATGGCCGAGCCGAACAGCCGCAGCAGGATGGCCTCAAGGCCCACGGCATTGTCCGCGAGCAGCGCGTTGGAGATGAGCGAGTAGCCGGACAGCTCGTGAGCCACCAGCTCGAGCTGGCGGAAGGCCGGCTCGGTCTCGTTCAGCGGGCTGGCCTCTTCCGTCCAGCGCGCGACCAGGCCGCCGAAGAAGGCGGTGTCGCCCGCGTTGGGCGCCTGGGTGACGTCGAGGTACGGCACCTGCAGCGAGCGCGAGGCCATGGGAATCACGGTGGCGCGCGGCCGGGCGATGGCCTGCTCGGCGGCGGCGCTCACCAGGTCCGGCAGGAACTGCGTCGGCACCGTGTAGCCGCCCGTCACGCCGGTGGTGGTGGCCATCGCCGCCTTGCCCTCGGCGCCGTCGCTCCAGTCGGCGAAGTGCGAGCCCAGCTCCTCCAGGGCCTTGACGTCGCCCTTGCGCACCGCGAGCAGGAACGCTCCGAAGGTGCGCTTCGGCTCGCCCGAGCCGCTGTCACCAAAGATGGCCGGCACGGCATTCTTCCGGCTCTTCGCCTGGGCGGTGGCGAACTCCTTGAGCGCGGCATCGACGCTCGACTGGAGCGTGCCAGTGATCCGGCCCAGGGCGTCGGTCAGGGCATGGTTGATGGCCTGATCCAGCGGGTTGTCGACGACCGGGGCCGCGGCGCCCTGGTCGATGAGATGCTTCGCGTCGGTCTCGCCGACGTCGATGCGCTCGCCGGCCTTGCGGCCGAGGAAGTCGCGGGTGAGCTGCACAAACATGAAAACCTCGAAGAAAGGGGACAGGGGAGATCACACCCGGCCGCGGCGCTGCTCGACGGCAGCGACGAGCGCGGCGCGGGCCAGGTCGCGGACGGACAGTTGCTCGAAGCGACGACGGACGGCCTTCTCGACCTCGTCGAGCGCCGTGAAGGGGATGATCCGGGCCGGCCGCCGGGGCAGCTCCAGCCTCAGGTTGCGGAAGTCATCTTCCGTGACCTGCGATTTGGACACGGCCTCGGTGACGGCATCGGGGTTGACCGGCAGCCAGGTGCAGGCGTACTCCAGCAGCAGCCACTTGCGCACCACCCGGCGCACGCCGAGCCACGACGCGTTCTGCCTCACCTCGTCTTCGGTCGGCGCCGACGCTTCCAGCGTCAGAAAGCCGATCGACTTGCCGGACATGAGGCCCGAGCGCACCAGCGCAAAGGCCGCGTCGGCCGGCCAGACCGGATCGGGCCAGCCATCGGGCCGCGGCGGATAGACCGTCTTGGCCTTGATGCCGCGCATGTCGCCTTCCTTGGCGCGCCGCCGCCACAGGCTGCGGCCGACTGGCGCTTGCAGGTAATCGTGGCCGAGCGTCACGATCGGGTTGAGCCGGTACTGCGAATCGTCCATGCCGCCGGCCAGGACCACTTCCTTGAACCGATCGACGCTCTCGGTAGTGATCCAGGCGATGTCCGCGCGCTCGCCGGTCGTCAGCTCCGTGGCGCGGACCGCATCGGGCAGCAGCACGCGCCGGTATTCCTGCTCGGGCAGTGTTTCGAGCAGCGCATCCAGTGCTTTCGCATCGGTGTCGCGCATCGGAAAACCGAGCGGCCCTCGGCAGTCGCCATAACACGACAGGAAATCAGACATGGACGCCTCCAGTGGGGAAGAACTCACTTCTGCGGGTGAGGTTTCTTGCCGCGGCCGGTCCCGGGGACATACAGCTCGCGGTCGGGAAAGTCGGTCGGCATCAGGGCCACCGGCAGCCAGGGCGTATCGCCCCAGGCCACCGGCGGCAGACCGCGTTCGCTGCGCACTTCGTTGACGGTGCGCACGCCCCATTTCAGGTCGCTGGCTTCCTGCAGGCGCTCGAAGTCGCGGTTGTCGGCTACGGGGTCGTCGCTTTCGAGGAAGAGCCGGCCGGTCGGGTCGAACAGCGGCACGAGCTGTTCGTTCAGCTTCTCGTCGCGCCGTTTGAGGCGCGGCTGGATCGCCTTGCTGGCGTGCTGATGCTCGGCAGCCTGCAGGTTGGCGAGGTTGGTCGCGGTGGTCAGGAAGGCGAGCGGCACGCCGAAGGCGTTGGCGATGTCGGCCTGGGTGGCGCCCGCCTCGGCGAGGGCCGCGACGTCGGCCAGCGACGTCTGCAGCACCTCGACATTGAGCCCGGTGTCGGCGACCAGCACCCGGCCATTACCGCCCTTGCGAAAGCGCTGGATCCACGCGTTCTCGAGCCGGTCGCGCTCTTCCTGCGAGATCACTTCCTGCGGGCTGAGGATCACGCCCGGCAGGGCCGCGTTGTCCCACAGCGAGCGCTTGTACGCCAGGAACTGGCTGGCCAGGGCCGCGCTCTCGAAGCAGGCGCGCAGCGGACTGAGGCCCGAGACATACGGCTCACGCGGATCGGGATAGCGGAAGTGAATGACTTGCTCGGACCGCAGCTGAAGTACCGAGCCGTAGGTCCGATATTCGTAGTAATCCACCAGCAGCGGCGAGCCCGGCTCGCGCACCGGCCGGACGTTCTGGCTGGGCAGCACCCAGATGGCCGAGGGCACTCCGAGCAGGTCGTCGAATTCCAGCATCCAGTACGCGGACCCGTGGACTTCCTGGTAGAGTGTGGTCAGCTCCCAGAGGTCATGCGCATTCTGGAAAGGGTTGACCTGATCGAGCAGAGTGAGCAGCGGATGGTCGATCCAGGGCGGCCGCATCAAAGTCCTCGTGAATTATTGAAGGCGGCTTGATCGGGTCAAGGGGAGGCCCCTACGATTGCCTCCAGGAAACGCCCGTCAC